AATTATTTAGGAAATAAAAGACTAACAAAAGAAGAGCAGTTGGTTATTAGATCAACAAACCCTGGGAAATCAGTTTCTTGGTATAAAACATACGAACGGCAAATAAGAAAAGAAAGGACCATAAAACTAATTGAAATCAATTATGATAAAATTATTAACGACAATGACGTTGCTGATGCTTGTGGTATCGGCCATTGGGCTATTAATAACTGGAATAAAGCAGTAGGAGAAGATAAATAATGCCAGAGTTAAATGCAAACATACCGCCAATACATTGCTATGTTAGAGGTAATTATTTAAGAAACCATCAAGATAGTCACGATAAATATTTTGAATGCGTTATATTTGGTGTTTCAAGCATCAAGTCAAGAAGTCCGTTATTTCATATTATGATGGAAGATGGGGGCTTATGGTGGAGACTTCCAATATCTGCATTCTGTACAGAGCCAGGCGTTCCAGAAATTGATTTGCATAATTTAGTATTGTGGAATTCATTTAGTCATCATGTTTCTGTAACTAAATTTGAAAACTTGACCAATCTTAGAATGTCTTATATTGATAGAACTAAAACTTTTATTAAGGGAACATACTTATTTACCCTTGACTGGCACAACCCCGATACAAATGTGCTAGATGATGGCTACTCAGAAAGCCCAGCAGATCATAAATGTGGGCACGTTATACAGCGAGATGACGGTAACTTTGCTATACAACCAAACAACAGAGTTAGAGTCTATGAACCATCCTTTACGCTCAAAAAAGAATACGTCATTGATAGAATAATTAATGAAAGAAAATATGATGTAGAAAATCAAGACAAATGGATAATGGAAAACTCTGATAGATTTAACTATGATATTAATTTAAACGAAGTTGACAAATAACCCCCATGGCTGCTAAACTATATACAAGCGAGGCTTGGCTACGTAAAAGATTTCTTATGGATAAAAAATCTCCACAAGATATTGCTAAAGAGTGCGATGCTAGCGTTGAAACTATATATGTATACCTTGCAAAATTTGGATTAAGGAAGTCAAAAAGATGAAACTAAAACCAGTTTATGAAGATGTTAAATATTTTAATTGTAACGATCTTTATCTTCGTTCCATTGGAGCACCTTCGGGCAATTTAATTTGGAAAACATGTCACTCTATAGCACAGATGCTTATAGAAAAAAATATAGCGTATGGAGATTCTGCTCTTGATCCTGTAAGAATTTTTAGTAAGTCAGACCCAGCAGAACAACTTAAAGTTAGAATTGATGACAAGTTAAGTCGTTTAATGAAAGGTACAGACTACCCTGGAGATAATGACATTGATGATTTAATAGGATACTTAGTTTTATTAAAAATAGCAAAGGAAAAAAATGTCAACTGAATCAGAACTAATTGAGCATCTTGATGAAGTTAATAAGGTAGTTACAGAATACCTTAAAGGGCAAGATCCAACAAAAATTTCTAAAGAATTGGATATTCCACGTACTCGTGTTGTTTCATTAATTAATGAGTGGAAGGTTATGGCATCTGCAAATGATGCAATTCGTGCACGGGCTAAAGAAGCCCTTGCGGGTGCTGATACTCATTATAGTAAACTAATCACGAAGGCTTATGAAGTTATTGATGAATCAAGTTTAACTAATAATCTTAGTGCAAAAACTCAGGCAATTAAGTTAGTTATGGATATTGAAAAATCTAGAATTGAAATGTTACAAAAAGCAGGGCTTTTAGAAAACAAAGAACTTGCAGAAGAAATGGTTGAAATTGAAAGGCGACAAGAGGTTCTTGTTGAAATCTTAAGAGACATTGCTTCAACTCATCCAGAGGTTCGTGATTTAATTATGAAGCGTCTTTCTCAAATTGCTAAAGAGGGAGAGGTAATTACCATTGTCCAAGATGTTTAATGACTTCTTAGAAGTTTTAAAAGAAAATCAATTTGACGAAATTCCAGTAGACGCAAAAACATTTGTTGAGTCTGCTGATTATCTTGGACAGCCACAACTATCCTTAATTCAGTATGAAATTGTAGAAGCGATGAGCCAAATTTATCGTAAAGAAGAACTACAAGAAATATTTGGATCAGTTGCTGGTGCTCAATATTTTGATAAATATACTAAAAATGAAATTATTTTGCAACTTGGCAAGGGATCTGGAAAAGACTTTGTATCAACGGTAGCCTGTGCATACATAGTGTATAAACTGCTATGCCTTAAAGATCCTGCTAGGTATTATGGAAAACCAAGCGGGGATGCAATTGATATCATAAACGTAGCCATCAACGCACAACAAGCAAAGAACGTATTCTTTAAAGGTTTTAAAACTAAGATAGAAAAATCACCGTGGTTTGCAGGAAAGTATAATGCAAAGGCTGACAGCATTGAGTTTGATAAATCAATTACCGTTTACTCTGGACACTCAGAAAGGGAATCGCATGAAGGGTTAAACTTATTACTCGCAGTTCTTGATGAAATTTCTGGTTTTGCATCTGAAGTTGGAACTGGTAATGAGCAAGGTAAGACTGCAGAAAATATTTATAAAGCATTTCGTGGGTCTGTAGATTCTCGTTTTCCAGATTTAGGAAAAGTAGTACTACTTTCATTTCCTCGTTACCAAGGTGACTTTATTTCTAAAAGGTATGAAGATGTTATTGCAGAGAAAGAAACTATTGAAAAGAAACATCTTTTTATTATGAATGAAGACCTGCCACACGATGATCCAAATAATCAATTTGAAATTGCATGGGAAGAAGATACAATTCTTTCTTATAAGGTTCCAAAAGTTTTAGCACTTAAAAAAACAACGTGGGAAGTAAACCCAACAAGAAAGATAGATGATTTTAAACTAGCATTCTACACAGACCTTGGTGATGCCATGATGCGCTTTGCATGTACGCCAACATTTGCATCAGATGCATTCTTTAAACAAAAAGACAAGTTAGAAAAATGTATGACATTAAGAAATCCAGTTGATAACTTTAGAAGGTTTGATGAATCATTTAAACCTGATCCAGAAAAAATATATTACATTCACGCTGACCTTGCACAAAAACACGACAAGTGTGCTGTAGCAATTGCTCATGTAGACAAGTGGGTAAACATTCAAGTTATTAAAGATTATGAACAAGTTGCGCCAATGGTTGTTGTTGATGCAGTTGCTTGGTGGGAACCAAAGTCAGAGGGTCCAGTTAACTTATCAGAAGTAAAACAATGGATTATTAATTTACGCAGACAAGGATTTAATATTGGGGTTGTTTCATTTGACCGTTGGCAGTCATTTGATATCCAACAAGAATTAAAAGCAGTAGGCATAAAGACTGACACCGTTTCTGTTGCTAAAAAACATTACGAAGACTTAGCCATGATGATATATGAAGAGAGAGTTGCAATACCAAGAATTCCTTTATTGCTGGAAGAAATGTCAGAACTCAAAATTATGAAAAATACTAGAGTTGATCATCCACGTAAAAAATCTAAAGACCTAGCAGATGCTGTATGTGGCGCAGTATTTGGAGCGATATCACATACGCCTAAAGATTCTAACCATGAGATTGAGATTCATACTTGGTCTACCTCTGCACGACTTGCAGAGAAACAGAGAGATATGGTAGAATTAGACAACAAGGAAATGCCTAAAGATGTTAGAGATTTTCTTGATAGATTAAACATTATATAAACTAATAAGGAGAAGAATGAATTCATTTAAGAAACTTGCCACAGTCTTGGCTGCAGCCTTGACACTTGGCGTGATGTCGGCACTTCCGACACAGGCTACAGTATATGCTGACGTTGTCACCATTGATGCCGTAGCAGATACAATTAATCCTGGTGAGACTGCAACAGCAGTAGTATCAGTATCATTTTTGGGAACAAGTATTGGAGATACCGTTTCGGTAATATCTGCAGTACTATCTGCCCCATCTACTGCTAGCGTTCCACAGTTTGCCGTTACAGAAACATCTAGCGCAACAGTGGCACTATCAGCAGACACAAAAACAGCAGCAGTATCTCCAGCAACTAATACTTCTGGTTATGTTACTGCAAAGTTGACATCATCATTTTATGTGCCTACCGTCGCTGGATCATATGTAGTTAGATTTATCCCTACATTGACTAGCGCATCTGGTTCAGTTACATCTGCTGCCATTACATGGACAGTTACTGTTACCGCTCCAGACCTTAAGGCATCAACTGCTTATACAACATCTTTTATTAATACTGGAGAAACAATTTCAGCAACAACAGATGCTACTGTATATGCTTCAAAGACAGTCTCATCTGATGCAGCAGCAGTTATTGTTTTAACTCAAAAGAATGCTGTTAATGCTTCTGCTTCAGAATCTGTTACAGCAACAATTTCAGGAGCGGGTATGTTGGGGTATGGTACAAACCATACAACAATTAACGGTCTTGGTAGATCATTAGTTGTACCTGCAGGAAACTACATTGGAGTATTCTCTGATGGAACATCTGGCGTAGGAACAATTACTCTTACTTCACAATCTGGAGCATTGTTAGCAACAGAGAAAGTAACATTTTATGGTGATATCACCAAAGTTGTTACAACTGTAAAAAAGCCAGCAATTGCTGTAGGTTCTAACGCAGACGCAATTTCTGCCGTAGCATATGATGCTGCTGGCGTAGTTGTAGGAGCAGGAACACTAACAGTTACTTCAAATGATCTTACAGTAATCAGCAACT